ATTAACTAGAGCGGTATAATATTGCTCTTTGAAATTAACAATTGCACCTTTACGATAATCAACGCCAGGTTGCCATGCGTCCACAGATGGACTGTTATACACAAAGCCCGGAGGATTTAAGTTCCCTGTCCAATCGGCGGTTTTGTTTCCGACTATCTTTAATCGGTATTGTCTATTGCCTAACTCGGGTTTGTAGATAACGTCATTGAACACCGTGGTATTGTCAAATACCAATGCGTGTTCATATTGCACTACATCCAACTCAATTAAACCAATTGTTTGATTGTTGATTGCTGTTAAATTAAATTGGTTACCATCTCTAACTACGCTGAATTGGTTATTCTTGATGACACCAAAGTTATGATCTATTATTCTAGATCCAAAGCTGGCATTTTCTACAAAGTCAACCACGCCAGCGTTTGAAATAAACTTAACGCTGTTATATATAGGACTTAATATAATTAAACTACCTGCAGTCCATCCCTGCTGACTCCAAGTTAAAAACTCTTTAGCACTTAGTACCCAGTCACGTTGTGATTTTAGTGACTCGTCAGTCTCATCAAAACGATAGCCAAGCCCTGTTAAATAACGACCATAGCTGACTAAAAAGTCAACTACTTGTTGTCTTGTTTTAAATTCAAATCCGTAAGGAATAGTTACTTTTCTACTCTGGAAATCTTTGTAGATCACTGCCTTTTGATTTACAGCACTAATCGAGTAAGTATTGTTGTTTGCTAAACTTGGCACAATGGTAAAGAACGGGTTACTGATGTCGTAGCCGCTTACTGTGTAACCATTTTCGCTACGTTCAATAATGACCGCACTATATGTTGCCTTTTTAACCTGACTTGACTTATGCAGATGTACACGATAATTTTCGTCAGGTATAATAATACTGTTGTTTGTGCTAGTAGGACTAGACTGTTCAGCAAGTACCTTAATATATTTTTGATCCGTGTAGCCAGCAACTTTATAGGATAAGCGAACATCAATATTATCTATGATCTGTCTAACAAATTCAGACCCTGTTATGCCTTTGCTGTGTACAAAGTCTGTGATCCAGTTTAAATATCCCGAACATCTTTGTATTTCGCCGGACTCTAATACTTCTCCGTTGATGCACACAGTGGTTGGATTAATTCTTTGCTTAGTGTCTGATCTAACCAGCTGATCAATTGTACTATCTCTAAAGTACTCGCTGATGTTGATTAATGCACCAAAATAAAATGCTGGTTTCAACAAAGCCATTGCTTGCTGAAGTGCATACGGATAATCGCTACTGCGTCTCCAAGCAGTTTCAACTGGGCCTTGATCGCCTACTGCAAAACTAGCATTTAATGAACGACTGTCAAAGCTGCCTACTGCAAACTTTTCAGGACTAATTAATGCACCGTACTCATCTACTGGAACATGGTTTAGCAACTGAGGGCGTTTGAATCTATTGTCAATACCTGCCCTTGGTCCAGCGTGTATGTAACCTCGTCCTAAATCTTCCCATAGCAAAGTGTTTCCACCAGTGTAAGGTGCGGCACCGTAACGGTCTTGCCACCATGATGGTTCTTCTGAAAAGCCCAACATCTCCCATGGATGTGTATGCGGACGATCTGTATCAAACCAATAATTATAAATGGCACGCCACGTACCTGGTAACTGTGCTCCGTTAATGCTGTCTGGTAATTTTTTATAGTTCCAAGTCCAAGCATTGTTTTCAACAAAGTAATCGTTGTTGGTAAAGTTTACACGGTTCAATCCTGTCCACTTTAAAAAACTCTTTGTAATTACGCGATTGAATTCTTGTAAAGAATATTCTGTTGAGCGGAACTTTCCAGGAACAAAATCGTATAGTTCCAGGATGTTGGTTTCAAAGTCAATTTTAATGTTATTGTATATACGCTTTTCAAGCTCTAACAATAAATCATCTCGGTAGTCATTGAATGCCGGAGTAATACTTCCGTCGTGTCCGCGAATAACATTAACCGGAACTTGGTATGTATCATCAAGATATAGTGCAGGTTGATAGTTTGGATATAAGCCAAGTTTACTTGGAGTTTCTGGAATATAGCATCCGTCTGTGTCTACAAACTCAACTACAGTTAGTGTGTCGTCGGCAACTAGTTCAACCGATTCATTGATGATAACAGCCGCACGGTCTTGTGGGAAATAGTAATCTCTTCCCTTGACTAACTGCACATCATTATGATATACTAATGTTGCACGGTTGCTTAGTAGCTTATCATTGAAAACTCCGCTGATCTCATACTGTTTAATTAGCGGATTTATGATATTGTATGATAGAGTATTTTTGTTATCGCCATATGGTACCATATCACTGTAGTACCAAGGAAAACTTTTATTTTTAACAAGGTTAATATTTTTTAGAATTTCATCAACACTGTCTCTGATATTGTTACTATCAACTTCATCTAGCTTGGTTGCTAACTCTAAAAATTTATTTTTAAATTTAGTATATTCTTTTGACGCAAAGTTTAAACTTTCAACAAAGCTAGTATTTTTGTCATTTAAAAATATATTAGAAAATATCAACGGATGACCGTGTTGTAATAGACTGCCGCCAGTGGTCTTGTAATCAATGTCTCGTAGTTTTGTAAAGGTTCCGTTGTAATCTGTGATTACTTTAGTATTTTGTTTGATAATGTCCACATGATTACGCAACTGACCTAAGGTCAACGACTCAAAGTTTAAATTTAATGGGTTAAACTCAAGGTTGTCTGGGGTTTCGTAATACCCAATGTTGCTGGCGGACAGACTGTAGATAGAGATATCAATTTTGTCATTTATCGACAATGGTCTTAAAATTTCAACAGTTTGCTTAACTCCAACTTTCTTAAGGCTGTATTCTGTACTGTTTAATAAACTATTGTTTACAAACACTTTAATGTAAGGGATTGCTTTTTCAGTTTCAGGCAGTACATCGATTTCAATATAATTGGTTTCACCGGTGTGTACTGTGCTGATTATCTGATATTGCTTGGTTTTTTCTGTTATCTTCGACCAAACGTTACGATTCTCAAAATTATCTAGTCCTTGATACTGACGCAAGAAGCCGCTGTTAACTGAAACGCTAAGTGTATCTTGCCCAGACAGATATGTAACATCGACGCTGTCAAATTTATTTTCAAACTCGATGTCGCCAACGCTATTAAAATTTTTATAGCTTAACGGAAATCCCAGCACAGTATCGTTTGTACCAGTTCCTTTTTTGTAACTGAAAATTTCAGTTCCTTTAAAACTAGAATTTAGATAAATGTCTGTGTTGGAAAAACTATTGCCGTCGGAGTCAAACACATCAAACAATGGTTCTTGATTAATTGCATCTTTGACTTGTCCTTCAATCCAATTGCCCCCATCAAACCAATAGCTTACTCCTTTATTGGTTCCTTGCAACACAATTAATGTATTTCCTTCAACTATTGTACTGTCATCTGCTTCAACTAGGTGAATCTGTGTTTGTGTTTCTGATAATCCATCAACATCAATAAATGTTACTTGGTAAATTTTGTTTTTAACAATAGGATCTGCTTCGGCGGCAAATACTACACGCATACCTTCTGATAACGCAACACCATTTAATGTGTAGTTTGCACTGCCTTCAACATCGCTGAACGCATCTGTTATTGTTAAATCTAAAATATCAACTGGAGTTTTTGCAACGCGGCCATAATTAAATAGTTGAAGATTTTTTTCAAATTCAATGATTGGTCTTGATGCTCGTTGAGATTGACTCGGTAATGTTGTTATATTGTTATAGGCTGCCGATTCAGTAATTACATCTATGTGAAACCATCTATTGCTACGAGACCAAGGATTACTGTCTTGACTATTTCTATTAATAGTAACATAGTCAGCAACGGTTAATCCGTCATCGGCGTACGATTCTGGCGTTATTAAATCGCTGACTTTAATTAAACTAATTGAACTGCCTACACCGTCTACATAATATTCATTGTTAGCATATTCAGCAGGAACTACTAGGCTGTCAAAAGAAATCTTTAATCCATTGGTAAACTTTACCCCATTTGGACTAGTGTAACTTGCACTTCCAATGATATCATTTTCCACATCAATGGTGTATGATCCGGGATCTACTAATTTAATCTGTCCTACTAGATTTGGTGCATTACCATCTTGATAAAATAATCTATCCAAGGTCGCAGTAATAGCAGGAACTTCAGAATAAACAGTATTAAAATCAACAAAATATTCTTTGGTGGCGCCAATTATTCCTGTTTTAACAAAAACTTTTTCGCTACGCACTACTTGTTTGAAACTGATTAAATTAATAATAAAGTCAGAGCCATATGGCACTAAGTCTATTTTCCACACCGATACTCGATCTGCTTCGGGGACAACGTAACCCGCATTAGCACTGAAGCCAGCTGGGGGAGTTGCAAAACTAGGATTTGTCCACTGTGTATCATCTATACCTGCGTTAACAAAAATAAGTTTTTTATTTAATAAGTTAGTTTTAACACCATCTATCCCGCCTGGGTACTCAACAAAGAATTCGCTTAGTAAACGATTTTGCAATTTGGAATAGTTAATGCTGGTACTGATGTCAACATTATCTACTAATGGCATGCTGATATATCGGTCCTGGGCAGTATTCAATGGTACACGGAAAACCACTTCTCCGGTATCTGCTCCATTGTTCTGCACCCCAAACACATCTCTGGTGCTAACGTTTGGACGAGTATCAAATACACCAGACACGCCCGGTGATGATTGAATCCAGAATTTAGCCCCCGGCTGATTTAGTTTAAATCTATAAACGCCGCCACGTGCTAATGTAATAACTGGATTAGACTCTATATTATTGGATGAGAAACTGTACCCACCTGCCGCATTTCTGCTAACAGTGTAGGTTTCTTGAGATTGTACTGTGCCAGCAAACACGTCAACTGTAGCAGGACCATCTGGTAACCAATAGTAATTATTGAAGTTTACAAATTTGTCAAAATCAAATAATCCGTTGTAGGTATAGCTTTCGCTGTCAAACAAACGACTGTGGTTAGATATATTTCCGCCATAGTATTCAATTTTTTGCAATAAATCTATGTAACCGCTGTAATGATCGATTGTTTCCGTGCCTTTATTTTCAACTACTACACTAGGCTCAAGTTGATAGTTTTGTCTGTCCCCTGTTGGCTCAATTAAATAGTTGTCGCCGGCTTTAAATGTAGGAGCAAATTTTCTTCCGATGTACCCGTTAATTTTTTTAAAGTTTGGCTCAGATATTAATTGATCAAGAGTTGCGTTTAAAAATTTTCTATTGGTGTCAGTCTGAAAAACAGCTGGTAATAAATTAATTGTTTTAATGGCGGCCATTCGTTGTTAACTTCCGGTTAGTTATTAGTATTTAATCCAGCTAAATTCTGGTTGATTTGTGCGGCAGTAATGGCGCTGATAATTTCAACATCATCAACTGTCGCGGCACTAACAATAATTTCGTCAGGCTGTGCATTAATCTGATACAAGTTACCAAATTTTATTGCGGTATCGTTTGGCACAATAATAACCGATGCAATATTTGGATTCAATGAATTGTGTAAGTAAGCACCTAATTCAGAAAAATAAAATGTTTCTCCAAAGTCCCAGTTATTAATATCAAAATAACTGTTAATTGCAGCCACTACACTGGTCTTAATATCGTTATCGCTGACAATGATATTAGGATTTTTAACAACTTTGAATCTTGCACGTAGACTACTATCTGCTTTGCTACCAAAGATTGGTTTAAACTTGGCACTATTGTAGATAATTGTATCACTCATGGCTTTGTAATTGTCAAGATCGCTAAATTCAGTTTTCAGTTCTTCGTTGGTAGGAGGACTCGGCTGTGTTAGCGTATTGCTTGTGTCACGAATCCACGCAATATAATCGTTGGCATATTGCTTGGTTAACATGTACAGGTCCATGATGTTGTTTGGACTTGGATCAATGCGTCGCTGGTTTGGACTGTTGTGTCTGTACTGGAAACTTAACCCGCGGCGACCTGTTTTATAGATATAGTTGGTTAGTTCGGTTGTAACAAACTGACCACGCAGTGTTTCAAGTTTATAAAATTTCTTTTCTAGCGTGGCAAAAAATATTTGTCCTTCAAGATAGTTTCCACTGTTTAATAAAATTTCATCTTTGGACGCATAATCAGTTACCACGGTATTTTGACCACCGATTGCACGATAACTGATAAAACTAGCAGTATTCAAATCTGCTCCAAAAAACACAATTTTTTCATTTGGATTAACGTCAGGTGCTACTAGTAACTCAAATAAATCCGGGTTGTCAGGAATGCCGTCGTTGTTAGAATCTGGGAAAGTAACCAGTACTCGATTATTATTAATATAACCGTCCGCTTCAACTACGTTCTTATTAACGAACCATGTTAGGTCCTGTCCAATTGCTTCAAAGGAGTCGGGTTTAGTGTTAACTTTTAATATCTTGATTTGGTCGTTTAGAGTTTGTCCTGTTTTGCTATCAAAAACTTTTACCTTTTCGTCAAAATAAAACTTGGTTTCTATTTCACTTTCAAAAATATAATCCAGTCCTCGATAACTAACCACATACTGATCGCCATCATATACTAGCTTAACTAACCAACTAGAATCAGCACCTGTGTTGGTTGTGCTTCCTGCGGTTGTACGATCAAATACATTGTTGCCTAAATTTTGACTGTTGATTATGTGCCATCCTGGCGTTTCTTGTACGCCAGCGCCGTTTAGACCTGTGCTGTATCGAAGACCAAAGCTCTTGTAAACCTGTATATGACTTAACATAGTCTGTAGCAATGTAGAAGAAAAATCATTTTCAAATACAGGAATAATTTCACTAACTATAGCATCCGTTGGTACTTGTTGACTTAATATAATTTGTTTTGTAACTGGATCAATGCTGTCGACACATGCATATATAAATTGTCTGTCGCCGTCATATCGCGGAGCGCCGGGTCTAATAAGTCCTTGTCCATTGAAATAATAACCTGTAGGTGCAGTGAACTTAATTAACGCACCTACCACAGCATATTTCAAATCACTGCTGGCGCCAACACCAATCAATTGATCAACACCGTTGATATCAATTAATGTTCCTTGGCTGGCGTTTGTGTATAAATTATTCTGTTTCCATTTAATATTATCCACAAAGTATCGATCAGAGTTTGCGTAAAAGAAATGTTGCGTACTTTTCATCGACACCAATGGACGTACCTGATTGTACAATGCTTTGTAAATCTCATTGGTTGTTTGAAAACTAAATTTAACTTGTCGAATAAATTCATCTCTGTACAAAAATCCATCCTGTGCAAAAATATTAGTGCTGGAGTATTTGCCAGTTACGTCCAACACATCCAAGAATCGACTGATACCAGAGCTGGTGCGGTTAACTGCTTTGGCTTTTAATACTGTACTAAACGCTGTGTAAGGAAGGATGTTGTAATCCTCGCCTGTGATCATTCGGTTCTGAGTGTAGTATTGTTGCGGAGCCTTGGTACGAATTTCTTCCAAGCTCTCACGTGCTGTTGCGTTGGCTATGGTATAATACAAGCTAACACGTAAAGTTAATACTTCTACACGTCCACTACGACTTACATAACTGATAGGTACGCTGATGTTTTGTATTTCTTCTGGAGTGATCTTGTAGGTTAATCCATTGCTTTGACGATAGTAAAATCTATAACGTCCCTGAGGTATGTTGGCAAAGGAGCCGTCACCAAACAACAGATCAATTTGATCGTTGCTACGAGTATTGATTTGATATAAATTTCTGTCGCTGGATTGTGTGTATGCAATATTAACACCAGCAATAGCAGGAACACTATTCCATACTGCGTCGCTGACGCCTTGACTGTTTAATCCGTATAACCAAGTGTCTGTGTTGTTGATGTTATCAAAGTTAACGTTAACTACACGATTTGGTAAACTTTCTGCCAAATTAAATTCAATGTTGTTTAGGCTTCCTTGTTTGAAGTATACAAAAAATCCAGTGTTGGCACTGCTGTTACCAAGGTTGTCATTACGGTATAGAATATTAAAACGACCACGTGGGCGTGGCTCAGCTTCATACACATACGATTTATTTTGTGTAGTTCCGCTTACTACTTCAAATGCAGTTTCATTGCCTTCAACAATTGCTCCAAATTTGTAAACAGGAACAACACCAGGAACAATACTTAAAGTGTATTCATCAATTTTAATGTTATTCACTGTTTGACTATTGCCAGGGCGACCAACTACTTGGCTGTTTACCAATGATGTATTAAGAATAGCATTAAATTGTTCTTGCCAGTTGTCGTTGGTTGTGTCGTTCCAACTAATGACCAAATTACTAAGATCAATACCATTGCTGTCAATAACTGACTCTGTGGTACTTACACTATCAATTTTTAAATAGCCAGATGATGATACATTTCGTTTAGGATTATAACTGATTAAACGAGCTAGCTTAAGGATACTGTCACGACGTTCAGCAGTATCAATGAAGTTTTCGCGAGCATTTAAGTCTGTACGGAACGCAAGACTTTGGCCTAAGAATGCAATAAGATCAATTAATGCAATATATTCACTTGACTCAACAAAGTCGTTGAAATCTTCAGGATAATATGTACGCAAGTAATCAATCATAGTCTTGCGTAGTGTTTCAAAATCGTAGCTTTGGAAATCCGCTTCGCGGAATGTTTGATAGATTTTAGTCCAATCTTGTTGAACTAATAAGCTGGTTTGACGTGTAGTGATGGCCATAGGTTTACCTGTTTTAATGTATTTATTTTAGGTAAAAAACGGCTAGTATTATATTGTACCGCGAGCGATAGTCTGACTGGATTTATCAAAGTTTAATTTTAATGCGCCAGATTCGTTTGTGGTAACATAGCGTAAATCAACTTCAATTTGAATACCATAGTCTTTTTCTGTGATAGTAATATTATCAACGCTCAGGCGTGGATCATATCCAACTATGCGTTTAACGTCATCGGCAATGACTTCTCGGGTTTCTTGTGTTAATGGCTCAAACAGAGTATTCCAAATAATTGTGCCAAAATTTGGATTCATTAGTTTTTCGCCCCTACGAATATTAAAGTGATTGATTAAGTCTTGCTTGATTAAGTCAAAATCAGTCACTCTAAATTTTTTGTAACGGTCTATTGTGCTAAAGCCTCTGTATGTAGTCATGTATGTATTTAACCTTAGTTTTTCTTAGGGTGTATATGTACGGGATCACCAGTAGGATCAAATCGCCATAATCCGTATTTGGCTAATATGCCCATCCTGTCCATTTCTGCGGCTTGCGGAGTATCCATGGCTGAGCCACCACCGTGTAATCCAACACGCTGACCTGGTCTACTTACATTGCCATACCCTGGTACATTTACTGTAGGTCTGCCTGGCAATCTTCCTCCGGCAGCAACCCAACCTTCGTATAGCTTGGTTTGTTGTTCTTGTGTTCGCACAGTACTGCTAACTACCACTTTACGTCCAGTTGCTTGCTTGTAATCTCGTGCGGCTTGTAACATAGAGTTTTTAAATGTTGTAGTTGCCATTGCCCAATGGGCTTTGTCTCCAGATCTGGCTGTCCAAGTAAACACATCATCCTCGTTAATATTCACATCAGCGGCACC